AGATTTTGTGAACATTTTATTGATAAGGATATAGCATATACATCAAATGTTTTAGAAGAATATGATTTTTCTAATATTGAATTAAAGGTCGAAGAAGGAAATTTAATCTCCTTAAGTAATGTCATTTCGGATACAAGCACTCTAATAACTTCTTATTCATTAATACCGTCAAAGGATTTCTTTAAGATCGAATTTACGTCTATTATCTCAGAAGATCCTCTTAAGGTAGAATTCATTACTGGGTATAATCAGAATAAGTGCCCCGAGGATTTAAAAATTGCAGTTCTTATGGAATGCGGTAATCAATATGATTCAGAAAGATCCAGTTACAGATTTTCAAATATTCAAAAAACTGATGTGGTCGAGAATAAACTAACACCATATAGAAAAATAAGATACCACGCATAATGATCAGTAGCGCATTTAACAGATTTATAATATTTGAGAAAGAAACATCCTCAAAAAATGCTGTAGGAACCCCAACAGAACCTTATACCTTTTTAAAAGAAACCTGGGCCAATTTTAGACTTTTATCAGGGGGAACTCAATTTACTCAGGAAGCAGGTTTACCATATTCAGATGTCGAATTTACCATTAGGTATGATCCTGATATAAATTATGCTTGCAGAATCGTATTTGACAATCAATACTATCGTATTCAACATATTTTCACAGAGGGAAGAATGGATTTTACAAAAATAAGATGTAAGGTCTGGGAAGGGGAAAATTTCGGTAATTAATATGGCAATTGAAGATTTCAAAATAGATGGATTAAATGAAATTATGGACCTTATCAATATTTTACCTGATAAAGTTCAAAATCAAATACTTAAGAGTGTAGAACGAAAAGTACTTCAGGAAGAAGTCGTAAAACCTTTACGCTCAGCAGTACCTTATAGAGCCGAAACTAAAAAGAAAATATCAGTTTATCCTGATGATAAAGATAGACTCACTATGTGGGCAGGTCCTTCTCTTAAAGTCTTCTGGTTAAGATTTGTTGAGTTAGGAACTAAAGTAAGAACTACTAAATCAGGAGCAAATAGAGGAGCAATCCAAGCTACTAATAGGATACCTACTGCAATGGATTCAGCTACTCAGGGGGTTCTCGATAGATTCTCTAAGGACTTTGGTGAAGAAGTTAACCGTGTAATAGAGAAGAAAATTAAGAAAATAAATAAATAAAAACTATGGCTTTCCAGGATGATATTTATACAGTAATGACCTCTGATTCTTCATTAAATACACTAATGAATAATAGAATTTTTTCAGAAAACCTTGAAAGAAACTATGATGTTACAAAAGACTGGCTTGTTTATGGATTTAAAAGAAATCAGCAAGTAGACTGCTTAAATTCTAAGAATGCTTATACAGAGTATCTTCTTACTATAAAAGTACTTTCACCAGATTCAATAAAACAAAATCAGGTAGGAGATTACTTACAAACTTATCTAAATGGTAAGGAATATGGGGGAATTCAGGATATAATTCTATTAGATGATAATCACTCCCCCGCTTTAGAAACAAATCAATACTCTATTGTCCTTGAATTTAGGGTTTTATATGTCTGAAAACAAACGGATATATATTGAAATATAAACCCTAAAACTTAAAATAATTTAAATAAAATGCCAACACCTTTATTTAGTAAATTAATGAACGTCGTCATTGATGCTTCGACGGTAGCGTGCGCTACTGATTTTAGCCTTTCAATGAGCAAAGATATGATCGAAATAGCTTGTCTTGATTCAGCCGGAGCAAAAGAAAGTGTTCCTGATATGTATAACTGGTCAGCTTCTGGTAGCGGTATGGTTTTCAGAACTGTTGGAGCAACTTCAGGATCTTATGGTCTATTCAATATGGCTAATAGCCTTCTTAACTCTGATGCTTCTGTAGCTGTATCTATAGTTCCTGATGTATCTGCTAACCAGTATTTTAGTGGTGCAGGATATTTCAGCTCTCTTTCAATGGAAGGTGGAGTTGGGGCAGCAGTAACTTATAGCTTTGAAATCACTGGTTCTGGTCCTCTTACTATTGCAACAACCACTTAATTATGGCTCACGAAGTAAAATATATTTCTTATCGGGGGAATCAGTATCCGGTTAGAATTTCTTTTAAAGCAATAAAGAGATTTCAATTAGAAACAGGTAAGGACATAAAAGATCTTGATAAGGATTTTGCATATCTCGAAACTCTATTGTGGTTCGGTCTATTAGCCGGCCACAAAGCAGAAGACAAGGAACTTACTCTGAAAAGAGAAGAAATGGAAGATGTTTTAGATGAAAGTATGAATGATTTCAACGATCTTCTTGTCGCATCATTTCCATTGCCTGGGGAAGGTCCTGTAGATCCGAATAAAAAAAAATAACTCTTGAAGAATTAGGAGGAATGTGTATGGTAAACTTACACATTTCTCTTTATGAATTCTGGGATTATACCCCCGCTGAAATTGATATTGCTTTTAGTGCTTACAATAATAAAAAATCAGCAGAAGTTCAACAATCCTGGGAACAAATAAGAACCCAAATTTATTATTCTTACCTATTTGCACCAACCGGAAAAAGAAAAGTATCGTTCAATCACTTTAAAAGAGAGTATTTACCATTTTCTTTTGATAAAGAAAATGAACCTATCCAAGTTATAGATGATGATGCTTTTGCATCTATACAAGATTTCTTCAAAAAGATAAAAGGAACTCAGAATTAGGGCTCCTTTTTCTGTGAATAAATAGTAAAATAATCATAACAATATGCCATCCGTTCTTAGCGATTTATCAATACGTCTTTCTGTTAATACAGCAACACTTAAAACTGGTCTTGACAGTGCTAAGACTTCTTTAAATGGTTTTAAAAACCAAATATCTTCTACAGGAACTGCTATTTCCAAAGGATTCAAAAGTGCAGCAGGTAATCTAAGCGGTTCTCTTAATGCTATGACAGGAGGACTTAGTGGCCTTCTCCAAACTGGATTAAGCACATTTAGAGGACTTGCAACTGGGGTAAGAGGATTTGCCGCAGCTTTTGCTGCAACCGGAATTGGTGCAATTATCATAGCTATAACTGTTGCAATTGCAGGTCTTGTTGCTGCTTTTAAGAGAAGCGGTGCAGCCGGGGATAAAATGGCTGAAGTAATGGGATTCCTTAAGGGGGTTCTTGATTTCTTCATTAAACAACTTGTCAAAGTAGGGGAATGGCTTATTAAAGTATTCACTGATCCTAAAGCAGCTATACAAGAATTATGGGCTGTTATAAAAGAAAATCTTGTAACAAGATGGGAAGGTGTTGTTAAGCTCTTTAAAAATGGCTGGGAAGTTATTAAGAATGGTGCATTAGGAGTTGCTTTTGCTATCAAAGGAATATTCTCTGAAGAAGCAAGAGAAGAAAGTAAGAAATATTTCTCACAGATGAAGGAAGGTTTTATCCAGATGGGGGAAGCTGCTGTTATGATTGCTACTGGTAAGACAACTGATGAACTTAAAGCGATAGGAAAAGAAATTCTTGAAAGTGGTAAGAAGGGGGTTGATCTTGCTAAGCAGGAAGATGCTCTTATGGATCAGCAGATTAAGAACACTGTTGATTTAGCAAGAATGGAAACTAAACTTGCTCAAACAAGAGAACAACTCGCAGAAGAAGATGGTAAAACTCAGGAGAGCAGAATAAAAAGACAAGAACTTCTTAATAGTGTACTTAATCAGCAAGATGCAATTTCAAAGCGAAAAATAAATTATGCCTATCAGGAATGGAAACTTGTTGAGGCTACTGCAAAAGCACAAGGAGATACAAGTGATGAAACAAGATTAAAAATTGCTCAAGCTCAGGCTGCATATGAAGGAGAAGTTGCTACTGCATCAGAAGCTGTATTAAAATTCAAAAAACAAGAAGCTTCTGTAGATGCTCAGATTGCTACTGAGATACAAAAACAGGCGAATGAACAGGTAAAATATCAGGATAGTCTTGCTAAAATGGAGCAGGAGAATACTCTTCTTAGATTAAGTGATGAACGTCTTGTTGCTGAAACCAAATTGAAATTTGAAAAAGATAATGCTCTTGCAGTTGCTCAATCTGCTGAAGAAAGAAAATTGATTGAACAAAAATATGTACTTGAAGTAGGAAAATTACACGAAGAATTCAGATTAGATGATGCTGAAAAAGCTAAGTCGGCTCTTGAACAGCAATTAAGTGATGAGTTACAATATAAGAAACTTAATGCTGAAGAACAGAAGAAAGTCTTTCAAGAAATGCTTGATGCTCAACTTATTTCAAGACAAGAATATGATGCAAAAGTAGCTGAAATTGATGTTGTTGAAAAACAAAGAAAGATGGATAACATTTCATCTGGTTTAGAGGCTGCAGCTATGGCTGTTGATGCTATTAGTTCATTCCAACAGGCTGCAATGAATAAAGAACTTGCTGCAGCAGGGGAAAACGAAGCTAAGAAAGAAGAGATACGTAAAAAATATGCTAAGAAAGAAAAAACATTGGCTATTTTAATGGCTATCATAAATGGGGCTCTTGCATTCACTAAAGCATTATCTGGTTCACCTCCTCCACTTAACTTTGTTATGGCTGCATTAACAGCAGTTGCAACAGCAGCACAGATTGCAGTTATTAAATCGCAGCCGATGGTAAAAGGAGGACTTGCTTATGGAGAAACTTTAGCTACAGTAGGTGAATATCCTGGAGCTAAAAGCAATCCTGAAGTTATTTCCCCACTCAATAAATTAAAGGATCTTCTTGAAATTGATAAGACAAAAGAACCTCAGTGGGGAGACGTTCGTTTTGTTATCGAACAAGATCAGCTTGTAGGAATTTTAAGTAATTACGAAAAGAAAAATATCTATTTCTAAAATGTCGAAAATAAAGAAATTTGGATGGTTTTTAAACTTAGTTTGTCCCAAAGATGTTACTGGAATAACTTTAGCTCCTTTTGGTATTTACATACGTGAAGAAATTCCCGATACAATAACTATAAATCACGAAAGTATACACTGGAAGCAACAATTAGAGATGCTAATCATTCCTTTCTATTTTTGGTATTTAATTGAATCTATATTTAAAGGATATTTTAATATTTCTTTTGAACAAGAAGCTTACACAAATCAATATAATAAAGACT